AACGAAATGTTTTTTTAGATTTTATATTAAATTTATAATATGAAGCTCTCGTAGTCCAATGGGTCATAACGCTTCCTTATGTTTTTCGAATTTACCATTGGCATTAATTTTAGGGATTGTAGTTCTTTTCCTTTTACTTGCAAGTTCGCCACCACACGCCATGTACCCAGCTCCATCCACCCAATTGTCAGGGTGTTCTGGATTTGATTTGATTCGTGCAACTTTCAGGAGGTTCATCATAACACCTACATCATGTGGATTAATCACAACACCTAAGTAAGTTGACCAGAAGTCTGCAATCATTTTGAAGTTGTCCTCCATGTCGCCATGATCAGACGCCCTATCTTTCGTTACATACTTCTTGGCAGTGTCGAGAATGTCACCTCGCGTTGATTCTTCTGTATGTTTGCTCGTAGCCCATTTAGCCATTTGTTTTCCTTTCTTATAATTCTAATACCATTTGAGTAATAACTTTACTTCCAGAGTTATATTGTTTTGTCTCACCTTTAGGGTAAGGGAACTGATCATAGTTTAAAGACTTAGTTAAAAGTTTTCGATCTTTCTTACTTCCAACAATATAAATATACCTATGTTTGCGTGGCCTATCTATGTATTCATATTTGTCTGGATTACCTTTTCTTTCTTCGATTGTGCTTTGTTCAGTGATGGTTTTGGAATGTAGGTTTGATCCTATAATTCTCCACTCTGTTCTTTTTGCACTCAGGCCAGTGTATAAAAAGTTAGTTGCCTGATAAACATATCCAACGTGACCCTGACTTATATCAGCATATGAAATTACAATTTTTGGTTTTGGTAGCATCTTTAAAGATTGAGATATTAGAAAAGAAGATTGATTCTTATCATTATCTTGTAGGCATAATCTATTTAGCTCTACTACTTTACTTGCATGTTCCTCGCCACAAACGCCCATACAAAGAGCGGGGGATGGGGGGATACCATAAGTCACAACGCCAATAAGTTCAGATTCATCAAACAATCCAAATGCATTTGTTATGTTTGGTATTCTTTTTGCGTAATGTTTTTTCAATAACCAATTGTAAGTATCAACAGATTTAATTGGTAAAACTTTTAAATTTGACATCTCAACTCCTTTCTTAATTTATTGGTGGTGAAAAGTAAGCAAACCTTGGCCTACCCTTTGCACCTTCATTTTGATTTCTACACTCAATACCTCTGTCAGTTTGCAGTGCATCAAGAATATCAGCACGTCTGCGCCTATCCATATTTGCAAAAGCTGATACACTTCTGGCTAACTCACGTTCAGTTAAGCCAGTTAACCCAGCCTTTTCTATTCGTGCGTATACTGCCTTACATGCCGCCTCAAATGGTCCTTCTGACATATTAGACCTGAACATCTCGATAGTTTGGATTGCATAGTGATCTACATAATCAATAGACCACTGCATTGCATCTGAACCTATTTCGTCCTGACCCATTGACCGAGCAATGATCAAAGACAAACGCATGGCAATCTCACGGCTACGATTGTACATAGCCTCCAGACCTGTACCTGTCTCTTTCTTAATTGCATTAACCAATCTCTGCTCGTACTCACGCAGAAGATCTTCAGCTTCCTGAGTAAATGCAACTTCTAGTGGATGTGGTGGCATGTCATGACTGTTGCCAGTATCTAAGTCACCTTCATTTGCATTGGCATGATCCTTTGCCCAAGTAGCCAGTCGATCAGATATTGTTGACCTTCTTTTCTTCTGGGACATCTGCACACCAATTTCAGACTTCACAATTATAAAACGATTGAGCAATCCAGATGCAACATCACCTCCGCCAATAGCTTGCATAAACTCTGATGGTGTAGACATTCCAACTAATGTGAGAGATGGACGCTTCACAACCTTTTCCAACTTCTCTGCGTCTGCCGATTTCATTGTATTGGTTGCGTAACCTTGTTGTCTTAAAGTTCCGTCTTGGCGTCCAAAGCATTCCATGATTGCAGTTATTGCGTCAGCTTTATGTTGCATACCCTTTGCAGATGCCGCCTTTAACTGTCGCCCAAGTTCGTCAATTACAGAGACATGCGTTGGCTTTTTTGTTAGTGTAGATAAAACACCCGCACTCGATGTATAGCCAGCAGGCCCTATTAATTCATCTAACCCAGACTGCTCAAGTAATTCCTCAATGACAGTCTTCGTGTGTTCCTTACCAGATCCTGTCTCACCAATATTTAAGAAGTATAAGCTAGAGAAGTTTCTCTGATCAGTAACCCACCGACGACCCATTGCAACTGAACCAAATGCAATTGCACATTGCACAGCAAATTGAGGTTGGGGTTTGATTGCAGATACAGTGTAGTAATTTACAACATCCTGAAGAACGCCAGGCACACTTAGTAAATGTTCAGGTATTTCACCTAGTGGTGTGTCTACTTCTTTTGATTTTGTAGACATAATATTCTTGGCGACTCTTGCACCATGCTCGATTGCTTCCTTGTCTAAATCATACTCTTCGTCTTGCGTTACGTTTAATATTTGAGCGGCTTCTTTGACCGCCTTCTGGACGTTGCCCATGTGTTCGAACTGTAGCCACAGTTCAAATGCATCAAATGTATGTGCATTATCAAATGGATCGGATGCGTGGTGGCTGTAGGCTCTGCCATCATCAAATAATTTTACACCAGCTAATCCTGACGTACTGTTGGGAGATAAATATCTACCCTTGGACGTTGGCTTGTATCCATACTGAACCATCAAAGTGTGCATGTCATGTGCATCATTGAATGCATCTATCACTGAAGTGCTATCACTTTTAGGTCTTGGCTTTCGTGTTGGCTGAAACTCTGCCTTCTTTTTCCAAGGGCAAATGTCCATCAACTGTGGGCGAAACTTATCCCACTCACGCCACAATGTTAAAATTTGTGGTGGTAGTTCTGGGATGCCATCGAAGATTGATCTCCCTGCCCATTCATATGGACGACCTGTATCTGGATGGATACTTGGCGGAAGTACATCCTGAACAGAGCCTGCGCGCAATTCAAATACCACTTCGGTCTTGCGTGGATCTCCCTCGACAGGCCACGATATCTTGTGCGTGATTAAATCAGGTGGAGCTTTAAAGATCAGCTTACCACGATTTTCACGTCCGATAATCTGTGGTGCAGATTGCATCAACTCAGAAAAATCTATTCCCAGATGTTCAAAAATTATTTTTGTATGCTCGACATTATCTATGTCGATAGCACAAGTTCCAGATGCACCATGCAGTAATCCTACATTGTGATTTGGGTTCTGCTCATAATATAGTCTGGCCTGATCTGGATCTGACAATGCCTTCTCTGGTTGTTGCCAACCAAATCTCGTTGGCCCTTTGGAGCCAGCAGGGATTGTTACCAGATACCAACTCAAATTTGAGCAGTAATCTTCTATCTGAAAGCTCATACCGAATCAGTCAGATATTCGCTAAGTTTCTTCCAAGTTGTTAAACTGATGTGGTCAACGCCATCTCCTGATGCGATCCCCTTTACAGTTGGGTGAGATAGCCCACATTTCTCAGCGACAACAGTTAAACGTCGATCTTGCAACGCCTCTCGTATGTCATCCAATGGTAGTAGTGTTTGCATTGTTATTGTCCTTTTTTGCATTATTTGTAAAAACATCTTTACATAGTGAAAATCTTTCTGTAAACAAGATTCTGTAGAGAATGAGTGAAAAAAAGAAAGAAAGGAAATTGCCATGAGCAATATCGATGGACTTGCCTCCCAGTGGCTAGAAGTAAAGGCGTTAGAAAAACAGATTATCGCACAGCGTCATGCGATAGAAGAGCAAATCACAGAGGCACTAGATGCCAAAGATGAAGGCTCAATATCCCACAAATTATCAGAGCATAAAGTTACGTTATCACAGCCTGTGTCTCGTAAGGTTGATGCTATTGCATGGGATAAAGTTAAAGATAAAATCCCAAGTAATTTACACCCAGTAAAGGTAAGCGTATCTGCGGATGCCGCTGGCTGTAGATATTTAGCGGAAAAAGAACCGCGCCTATGGTCAAAAATTGCCAAGGCATTCACAACTAAATCTGGAAAAATTGGTGTAAAAGTAGAGGCTCTGTAATGGAGCTTACTGCCAATGA